TCTAACCCAAAGACAGGAAAGAGTTTAATAGATGATGAAATTATAGGCGACTTTTTTAAGACTCATCCTGAATCGAGAGATCAAGAACCTCAAGATGCATTAGACAACTTTCAAGAGTTTTTATCAGTGAACTACGAAATGCCTGGAGATTATATGCAAGAAAAAGTTGCTAAGTCTGTAGAAGATGTGATTGACCCAGCAGACTATGGAGCAATAGGGCAAGGATACTTAAAAGGATTTAATAAACCTCATTCATTAGATGCAGACCAATTAGAAACTTTAGGACGTAAAGTAGTAAAGTCATTATATAAAGGAGATTTTGATGCTGCTAAAACTAAGTTTGTTAAAGAAGCTATGTCAGATCAACAGATGAAAGATATAGAGAAATATGGACAGGAAGATAAAGTAGTAAAGAACTTTAAACCGGGAGACATGTTTTCAACAGACTTCGATTATGAAGGTATGTTAGAATTTGGTTTAAAGGTTAGACTTAACACTCCAATAGAGACACTTAAAGCATTATTTAATTCATTCGAAGATGTAAATTACCATTCAGAAGGAAGCCATTTATCTTATGCAATTGATTCTATAGAGGAAAGAGATAAAGTAGAAGCTTTAGACCATTTAAGAAGCTTTAAAAAAGCTATTAAAAATACATTGGTAAGCTTTAATGAAGGAGCAGATCCTACAAGAGAAATAGCAGAAGGTGTAATTAAAGAAAGAACTTTTAAATCTAAAACTTACGGCAAACTATCAGAAGGAAGAAGAAAAAAGACTAAAGGTGGTAAAGTAGTAACTGAAAATGATTACGAAACTGGAGGATATGTAGAAAGTATGGGCCCTTTATTTGATAAAGGTGTTAACTTTTTAATCAAAGCTTGGGAAGAGTGGAAGATGGGACCAATGACAGAGCCTGGAATGATAGAGTTCGCTAAAAAAGACGTACTAAGTTACTTAGAAACTCAATTTATGGTTGAGAATTTAGAAGAAAAGAAAGGTACAGATCACGACGGTGACGGAGATGTAGATGGAGATGATTACAAGCATGCTAAAGACAAAGCCATCAAAAAAGCAATGGGTAAGGACGAAGTTGTAAAGGAGAACATTAAAGCAATTATATCTAAAGTATTAGAAGAACAAGTAATAAATGAAGCAGCTACAAATGAATTAGCAAAATTTGCTGATACATACGGAGGATTCGAAGGAATGAAACCAGCTATCATACAATTACAGGATGTTGTAACTGATATAGAAGCATATTACGATAAGACTAGAAGTAAAATACAAAAAGTGTATGATACATTAGGTGATATTAGAAATGAAGAAGGATTAAAAGTCGGAGGCTTTTTAGCTCCTTCAATCGAAACAGCTTTTAATAAAGACCTAAGACCTGTAACTAAATCAGGATTTACTAAAGGACTAGATACTCCTAAAGTAAAAGTATTATCGAAAGGAGATATCGATAGATATGATGTAGGTGTACCAGATACAGGAACGGATATTGATGAAGAAGAAAAACAAACAGTATATAGTCGTCCATCGGTTAATGGTACTTTAAGAGAGATAAAAAGAGCTCCAGATGATAGAAAACGGGAATACTTAAAATTAGACCCAGATTACGATAAAGGGGGTAAGTACTATAGTGAAGAAGGAGCAGAAGCATTTAGAATTCAACCTTTTAAAGTGAATGATATAGAGTACACCAAAGATCAGGCTATTAGACAAGGTAGATATATTGTAGGATTAAAAGGTGAAGAACTAAAAAAATTCATTTCTGATTACATGGCAGCATGGAAAGAAGATGTAGGAGATACAGAAATAGGTCGTACTTTTAAATAAAGATAAGTAACACAAAAAAATTCAACATGGCACAACTATTAATAGAAGTAACCCCGTTTAAATCATTACTCAAGGAATCTAAAGAGAGACCAGGAGTATATGAAGTAGAAGGTGTTATGCAGAGAGCGGTATCTAAGAATCAAAACGGCCGTACCTATAGTAAAGCTATATTAGAAAGAGAATCAAAAAAGTACATAGAGGAATTTGTTAATAACGGTAATGCATTCGGAGAACTGGATCACCCTGAATCTCCAATTGTCTCTCTAAAGAACGCTTCTCATATAGTAAAAGACTTATGGTGGAAAGGAAATGACCTTATGGGACGGGTAGAGCTATTAAACACACCAGCAGGAAATATTGTAAAAGAGATTATAAAAGCAGGACACACGATAGGAATATCGTCTAGAGGAACAGGATCTGTCAACCAGACTAATGAAGGTACTTTAGAAGTTCAACCAGACTTTGAATTAGTATGCTGGGACTTTGTATCTAATCCATCTACACACGGTGCGTTTATGAATCCTATATCTTTACAGGAAGGTAAACAGAAAGCAAACAAATACAGCGGATTAGATTCTATTATTAACGACATACTAAGAGCATAATGAAGTTATCTGAACTTATTTTAGAGAGTGATGAAACTCAACTAGGAGCTGAATTAGCAAAAGCAATAAAAGCTGAATTTGGAGAAGAAGGAGATGTTAATGAAGTAATAACAACAGTTGGTATACTATCATGGGCATTAGCCTCTAATACAGTTCTAGATATACTCGGTAAGTATGCTGCAAAAGGATTTAAAAAGCTAGGTTTAGAAAAAACAGCAGATAAAGCAGATGCAATACACAAATGGGCTCATAATAATGAAGTTAATATAGTAAAAGCAATTAGTGGCTTTATGAAACCATTTGTAAGAGATGAAAAAAAGAGACAATTAGTTGCTAAAGGATTATTTATTGCTATGTTAGCGGGATTAGGTGTAAAAGCCGGAATAGGTGCTCTAAATGCTTTAAGAGGAGCAAATGTAGCTACAGCAACAATCTCTGCAGTCAAAGCAGCATTAAAAGGAAGAGATATTGCTGTTGTAGGCGCCGAAATAGCAGGAGCAGTCGCAGCATCTGCATAAAAAGTAACTTTTATTCAGTTTTACAGAAAAGGTATATATTTATATAAGAATATACAGTGATCTATACTGTATTAAATTTTGTAAAAACTTTCCTATTACGATTACAATAATCGTAGAAATCAAACAAACTTATTAAAAATGGCAAACAAAGATTTATTCAAGCAAGCTATTGCTGAAGCAAAATCTATTAGAGAAGCCGCTATCGCTAATGCAAAAGAAGCTTTAGAAGAATCGTTAACTCCTCATTTAAAGGATATGTTAGCTGCTAAACTTCAAGAAATGGATGATTCATCTGTTGAAGAAGAAGTAGTAAACGAAGTAGAGATTGACGAAACTGAAGAAGTAACCGAAGTAGAAGCATACGAAGGTGAATCTAATGATGACGCTACCGCAATGGAAGAAGCAGAGGATGATTCAGAAGAATCTGAAGACGAAGCTGACGACGCTGGTGAAGAAGCTGAAGAAGCTGACGACGAAGAAGAAGTAGAAGTTAAAGACATGGAAGTCGATGACCTAAAAGACCTTATTCGTGACATTATCTCTCAAGAAATGGGAGCTGATGATGAAATTGACAACTCAGATATGGATGCAGGAGAAGAAATGGAACCAGAAATGGACATGGGAGCTGATGTAGACGGAGAAGAGGAAATCGATTTAGATGAATTGTTAGCAGAACTGGAAGCAGTATCTGAAGAGCAAGAAGTTGAAGAAGAAGTTGAAGAAGTAGTAGCAGAAGTAGAAGAAGAAGTAGAAGAAGAAGTAGTAGCAGAAGAAGAAGTTAAAGAAGAAGATAATTCTGAATTAAACGAAGCTTTAGAAACTATTAACACTTTACAATCTCAACTACAAGAAGTAAACCTTCTTAACGCAAAACTTATGTACGTTAACAAAGTATTTAAAGTTAACAACTTAAGTGAAGCACAAAAAGTTAACATTATCGCTGCTTTTGACAAAGCTGAAACGGTAAAAGAGGTTAAATTGGTATTCGAAACTGTTTCTGAAAACGTAGTAGCTAAGAAAAAAACGGCTATTAAGGAGTCAAAATTAGGTATGGCAAGCAAAGCTACTGGAACTACTGCAAGTAAGCCAGAAGTAATATCTGAAGTATCTGATGCGGTTAAAAGAATGCAAAAATTAGCTGGAATCATTTAATTAAAAAATTTTAAAAACAAAAAACAATCATGGAAATTAATTCTCTATTAGAAAGTGCAAACGGATACAAAAGCTTACAAGCTGATGCATCTAGACTTGCCGACAAATGGGCTGCTTCTGGATTGCTTGAAGGATTAAACGCAAAAGACGCGACTAACATGTCAATGATGTTAGAAAATCAAGCAAAACAAATTGTAGCTGAACAATCAAGCACAAG